GGGTGGGCCCGTCGCTGCTGCGACATCCTGACCATGTGAGGTCACTATGAACCCGCTCTTTCTCGGCCCCATCCTTGAGGTGGGAAAGACGCTCCTTGATCGGTTCGTCCCCGACCCCGAAAAACGCCGTGAGGCAGAGGCTGAGTTCCTCAAGCAGGCGATGGACGGGGAGTTGAAACAAGTCATTGCCCAACTGGAGATCAACGCCAAAGAGGCGCTCCATCCCTCCGTGTGGGTTGCTGGGTGGAGACCGTTCGTGGGCTGGGTCGGTGGCCTGGGTTTGATGTACGCTACGCTCGGTCAGCCGGTGCTGACTTGGGTGGGCTCTATCCACGGCTGGCCTGCACCTCCTACGGTTGAGACCGACCTGCTTTGGGTTGTTCTGTCTGGCATGCTTGGCATCGGCGGTTTGAGGACCTACGAAAAAGCCAAGGGTGTCGCCACAAAGTAACACCATGCCGCTGAAAGCACTCCGCCTCAAGCCCGGGATCTTCCGGGAGAACACGCGCTACTCCGCAGAAGGCGGATGGTACGAGTGCGACAAGGTGCGTTTCCGCTCGGGACAGCCTGAGAAGATCGGCGGCTGGCAGCAGGTCAGTAACGACCAGTTCCTTGGTTATGCACGGGCACTTTGGCCTTGGGAGGTCTACCTTGGGCTAGGTACTGAACTCAAGTACTACATCTACTACGGCGCGTACTACGACATTACGCCAATCGACACCTACTCGCTGACCAACCCGTTTAGCGCTACCACCGGCTCCGCTGTCATTACCGTGGCGCACACCAGTCACGGGCGGCTTGAAGGGGACTACGTTCAGTTCGACAACGTTACAGGCCTTGGCGGCAACATGACGCAGGCTGTGCTTGAGCTGGAGTATCAAGTAGCTACGGTCATTAACGACAACAGCTACACAATCAACGCCCGAGACCCGAGCACGGGAGACCCTGTGCTGGCAAATTCATCAGACATATCTCCCGGTGGCGGCTCCGTCACAGCGCAGTATCAGCCCAACATCGGTACAGCGATCCAATACCCCCCTGCGGGTGTTCTCACGGGTTGGGGCGGTGGCACTTGGGGCAGCGGGGTCTGGGGTGGTAGTCTGACGCCTTACGTCCCCACGCAGATCGGTCTGTGGAACGCGTACAACTTCGGTGAGGACTTGATCTACGGCCCGAAGGGCGGTGCGATCTACTACTGGGACGCTTCGGCAGGGTTCACCGTACGCGGCATCAACATTGCTGACGATCCCGGTGCTTCTGCCAACACGCCTGTCGTAGCCAACTACCGCATGGTGTCCGATGCGTCGCGCATCGTGCTGGTGTTCGGTACCAACCCGTTCGGCACTTCTACTGCCGCTGACCTCGACCCGATGCTGATCCGCTGGTCGGATCAGGAGGATTACCTCAACTGGGAGCCGTCTGCCACCACGCAGGCGGGCGACTTGACGCTGTCCCGGGGCTCCGAGATTCGCGCCGTGGCGCAGACCCGGCAGGAGATCCTCGTCTGGACAGACATCGCGCTGTACTCGCTCCAGTACCTCGGCCCGCCCATCGTGTGGGGCTCACAGATTCTCGCGGACAACGTCACCATCGTCAGCGACCGTGCATGGGCAGTGGCGGCAGGCGTCACCTACTGGATGGGCGACGAGAAGTTCTACGTCTTCGATGGGCGCGTGCAAACGCTCAACTGCGACATCCGCAAGTTCATCTTCGATGACTTCAACGCGTCCCAGCGTCTTCAGGTCTTCGCCTCCACCGTGGAGCAGTTCAGTGAGGTATGGTGGTTCTACTGCTCCATCACCGGCCCGGACGGCACGGGCACGCCCGCCAACCCCAACACTGTGGTCGACCGCTACGCGGTCTACAACTACGCCGAGCGCATCTGGTACTACGGTTCCTTGGGACGCACCGCGTGGATCGACGCCAGCGTCATCTCCAACTTGCCCATCGCTGCGGACTACAACCGCCGCCTGCTCAATCACGAGACAGGGTGCGACGACGCGTCCACCACGTCTCCTGCCCCCATCGAGTCCTACATCATCTCGTCGGAGTTCGACATTGACGACGGGCACAACTTCGGGTTCGTGCGCCGGATGCTGCCGGATGTGACGTTCACAGGCTCGACGGCGGCGGTGGAGAACCAGTCGCTCACGATGGCGCTGCTGCCGCTTCAGAACTCAGGCTCGGGCTACACGCGGGGCGTGGACAGCGTGGAGCCCAACGTAAACATGTCGGTGGCGCTGACCAACGAGGCAACCGTGCAACGTGACGCGGACAAGGGTATCGAGCGCTTCTCGGGAACAGTCACGCCGTACGACGGCAACCTGTACATCCGCGTGCGCGGCAGGCAGATGTCACTCCGCGTTGCGTCGACCGGGCTGGGGGTGCAGTGGCAACTGGGTACGCCGCGCATGGACGTGCGGCCTAGCGGGCGAAAGAGTTGAGCTTCCTCAACAAGCCCACCAACCCGGCGCTGCCTCTGCCGACGCCGGACTACTCACGCCAGTACTTGGACGCGCACAACAACGTGCTGCGGCTGTTCTTCAACCAGATCCAGAACGTCTTCGACAAGGTGCTGGGCCGCAACGGTGGGCAGTTCATCGACTGCCCCAACGGGGTGTTTTTCAACACGTCGGACCAGTTATTCACAGCGGACGACACCGCCAACGCGATCGGATTCAACCAGACGTATCTGAGCAACGCTGTACAAATACAGACCACTACAGTCACGGCGGGTTCGTTTGTTGTTGGTATTACTTACGTTATTAAAACCATCGGCACTACTGACTTCACGCTTATCGGTGCGGCGTCGAACACAGTAGGCGTTGTTTTTGTTGCAACGGGCGTTGGCGCTGGCACAGGGACAGCGGACACGGCGTCAAAGATCGAAGTCCTTGTCAGCGGTGTTTACAACTTTCAGTACACCGGTCAGTTATTGAGTTCCAGCGGCAATGCTAAGTCGGTATCGCTCTGGATCACGCGTAATGGGTCTGACATCCCGTACTCTACACGGATCAATACTGTCAAAGACAACGGTGATTACGTCGAGATCACTTGGAACTTCAACATCGACTTAGCTGCGGGCGAGTACATTGAGTTGGAAACGTCGGTCAGTAACGACTACACCGCCATTAAGTTCGCAACCGTTGCTGCCACCGCACCATATCCCACTGGCGCATCGTCAGTGTTGTCTGTAAACTTCATCGCCCCGCTCCCTGAGCCGAGGCCGACCCTTCCACCGTGAGGCTGATATGAGTCCAAGTGAGATGAGCGAAGCGATGGACGCGGTGTCCAGTATGGACGCGGCTTCTGCGAGCAACGCGAGTACTGGGTCTGACCCGACAACGATAAACGATCCGTTCTCGTATTTTGATCCGAATACGGGCGGATACGCCCCCAGTGCGCCGCCTTCGCCGTCTACGCCCTCTGAATCCTATGTCATGAGCCCCGAAGTTCGGGGTGTCTACCAAGACTACTTTGACATGCTCGGTGGGTCCGCAGACCTTCTTGGTCCGCGTACTTTTGATCCATACGCACGGGAGCCAGTTTCATCTGGTACACGTGGTCTCGGCTCTGTTGGGCCTGCTACCACACCAACGGAACCCGGATTGACTACGCCGGTCTATGGCCGGAGTGGGATGAACGAGCGGGAAGCAGTACGCTCGCTTGTTGGTATGGGGTATGGTGATCTAGAAGGACTCAACCCCAACAACCCTGACCAGACTGCGCAGCAACTGCTGAACTCGTTCCGTGCCAACGATTTCCTCACCGAATACGGACCTTCGCTGTTCACAGCAGGGCTTCCTCCGGGTATGGCGTTTGCGTTCAACGCGCTTCGCTCGGGTGCTGACATCGCCGAAGGGCGCACGACGCCCGGTCAGGCTTTGATGGGTTTTGGACTGGAAGCTGCGGCGCGGGCGGCTGGTCTTCCCGGTGGTGGCCCAATGCTCGGTGATCTCCTCGAAGGGCGTGTCGGGTCCGCCGCAGGGCGTGCAGCCTCTGGGCTGGCAACCGGTGCTCTTGGCCGTGCAGGGCTTGGTGCGCTCGCACCTATCGTCGCGAAAGAGACTGGCCTTGGTCCTGCCATCCAAAGGAGTGTCTCCGGCGCGGTTCAACCGCAGGCCGGACAAGGTACCGGGTTTGTCAGCTCCATCACTGATGCAATCAACCGGGGCGCACAAGGCATCAGGGGGCTGTTCGGCGGGACTCCTTCAGCACCTATCCCTGCAACGCCGGGAGTGACCACTCCGACACGTGCATACGTTTCACCGGACTCCAACCTGTACGAATCTGGCGGGCCTGAACCTTCCGCTGCGGTAACTGCACCAACGACCCCCGCTGCCACAACGCCAGAAGTCGCCGCCACACGACGCCTGTTGTACGGTACGGCCCAAGGACCCTACGGCCCGCTGTTGGCCTACGATTTTGGAGAAGCGTGATGGACCCATACTTGCTTTTCGGTGATGATTACACCGAGCCTTACATGGACGACTCCGGTGCGGGGGGAGTTGATCCCACTATGTTCGGTTTCAACGAAGATCGTGCCTATGGGGGCTCTGGCTTCGACCTCAGCGGACTGTTGCGCGGTGCGTTGGGATTCGCATCTACCCCCAAGGGGCTGCTCAGCATCTTGGCAGCGCTCGCCAGTGCGAAAGATCGTCGGCGCGGGACCAAACCCACCGGGGGCGGCGTCTCCTATGGCATGACGGCTCCACGTCAGCTTGTCGAAGTGAAGAACCCCGGCAAGTACAGTGATCTCGTGCGCTACGCAGCCAACGGTGGTCTGATGCACGCCTACGCCCAAGGTGGCCCCGTCCACATGGAAGATGGTGGCTTCGTTCTGACCAAACGTGCCGTCGACGGCGCGGGTGGTCCTCGGGGTTTGGCGGCGGCGCTGCCCCAAGCACGCATGATTCGCGGTCCGGGGACTGGCACAAGCGACAGCATCCCGGCGACAATCAGCGGGCCCAGAGGACAGACTCCGGCCCGGGTGTCAAACGGCGAAGCCTACGTCCCCCGCCATGCAGTGCAGCAGGCTGGTGGCCCCAAACGCATGTACGGGCTGATGAGTGCCCTTGAGAGGAGAGCGTGATGTACGGAACTTCCGCCGCTGCACTATTTCCGTCTACTGGCACTTCCGCGAGTACCGGCACTAACGGAATGCAAAAGCTGGCGAGCATGGTCCCGCAAAGCGATCCGTCTACGTGGACTTCGGAAAATAGGCTCCAAACTGCTTCTGGAGGTGATGTGACCACTACCACCCCACCGCCCGCTATCGACCCGTCTCAGTCGACACTGAGCCCCAACTTCGCGCCGTATGTCTACGGCATGCTCGGCAAGGGCTGGGAAGCGGCAAACATGCCGTTCACCCCGTTCACCGGTCAGCGCTTCGCGTTCGGTCAGATGGACCCCACCACGGGCCAGTACGGTGCAGGGTACTCGCCGCTGGAGTCTCAGGCCTTCGCGGGCCTTGGCGCGCTCGGCGGGTACGACCCGACGCAGTTCAACACTGGCCTGGGGCAGGTTGGCTCCGTGCAGGACTACATGTCGCCGTACATGTCGGCGGTGACTGACATCGAGGCGCGGGAAGCTCGACGCGAAGCGGACATTGGACGCCAAGCGGAGCAGGGGCGGCTCGCCCGTGCCGGGGCCTATGGCGGCAGCAGGCAGGCCATCATGGAGGCCGAGCGCCAGCGCAACCTGGGCACGCAGATCGGGGACATTCGCTCCAAGGGCTTGCAGTCTGCCTACGACCGGGCGATGGAGCAGCGGATGAAAGAAGCCACGCTCGGCCTCACCGCGCAGAAGTACGGGGAAGAGTCGAAGCAGTTTGGTGCCGAGTACGGGCTCAAGTCGCTTGCGGATCAACTGGCCGCAGGCAAAGAGCAGCGCCGGATCGCTCAGGAGCCGCTCGACTTCGGCTACAAGCAGTTCGAGGAGTCGGTGGCTGCACCTCGGGAGGCGGCGACGTACATGTCGTCGTTGCTGCAAGGACTTCCCGTACGGGCTAACGCGTACGAGCCCGGTACGCAAGGTCAGTCGGCAGCTTCTGCCGCTATCCAAGGCGGGCTCGGTGCGTATAACCTGATGGACTATTTCTCTAGGGCTGGGAAGTGACCATGATGAACGCTGGACTTGGGGCTATCGCCCCCCGTAACCCCAATCCGATGGCGTCTCAACCGCAGCCGTTTCAACAACTGCTCGCGCTGAATGAGGCTGTCAAGACAGCGAACCTCGGACGTGCTGCCCAAGGCCAGCGGGCGATGTCACAGGCGCAGCAGATGCCGCCTACCATCAAAGATCAGTTGGAGATGGCACTTCAGCAGATACAGGCACAGCAGCCCGTGCCAGGGATGGCCAGTGGTGGGATGGTGGCGTTCGATAAGGGTGGTCTGGCGGAAGCTGACCTTGAAGGTCTTGATGAAGACCTCGTGGCGGAAGGGCTGCTCGACAGACCCATTGTTGACTACATCATAGAGCGTTTGGGAGGTAACGTCCCGCAACCTCGTGAGCGTCCCGGAGCGCAAGAACGCGCAGCTTCGAGGGACGCAGCGGCATTGGAGCAGGCGTATCGAGACCCTAACCGTCCGCCTACTTTCGCGGCTCCCGCTGGACTCGCCGCTGCCGCTGCGGCTACGCCGCCCGCTGGCCCTACTCCGTCTGCTCGCCCCCCTGTCGCTCGCACTGCTGGTGGTGCCGGTGTTGGGGGTGCTGGTGGTGCTGCCGCACCGCAGAGGGGCGGATTGGCAGAGTACCTTCGGATGACCGAGCAGTTGGCAAAGGACGTTGAGGGTACCGCAGCGGTAGACCCCCGAGTCCTTGAAGCACGGCAAGCCTATGACGCGATGCTGAAAGCGTCGATGGACCCTGCGGAACAGCAGATGCGGGAGCTTGAAGCGCAGCAAGCGCTGAACATCTTCGAGAACCCTGAACTCATGTCCGCAATCCTTGAGGGCATGAAGGGTACAGACCGTCTCGGTGACACGCTGATGGGTGCTGCTACTGGTCTGGTCAGAGCCCGTGCAGGCCAGAAGAAGGAACAAAGGGAAGCTAAGGCCAACCTCGTCAAGCTCCGTCAGGAACTCGCCAAAGCGGAAGCTGAAGCACGTCTGGCACGTGCGGAGAAGGACGTTGAGGGTGAACGCCGAGCCAAGCTCAAGGCGGCGGAAATCCGCGCTGCTATGAACGAAAAGTCTTACGAGTTGGAGACTCGCCGGATCAGCGCGGATGCTTCTGCTACCTCTGCCTCACGACCCGCCAGTGGTTCCTCGGAGGAATCCCTTGCACTAACGCGTATGCGGACTATGCGTCAAGACCCGAAGTACTCCGGTTTGGCTAAAGAATACGAAGAAGCGGTGAAACTTCTGGCTGTTGCGCCGAGCAATCCTAGAGCCCAAGAACGCGTCCGAAATGCCGAGGCGGCACTTAACCAGCTTGCACAGGAGTATGGTGTAGCTAGAATGGGTTCAACCTCCGGTCAAGCCAGTGCGGCCCCGGGCGCTACCTTGTCCGCTGAAGACAGGGCACTCATCGAGCGGTACACAGCACCGAAGTGATATGAATCTGAACCAAGTCCTCCAAGCCCTGAGAAACGCCGATGCGGCGGGTGATGTAGAAGCGGCAAGGAGGCTGGCTCAGATTGCCAGTCAAATGGCGGGGCCTGCTGCCCCCGAACCCCCCTCAACCGAACGCACTTGGGGCGAAGCCGCTCAGGACATTGGCGCTGCTCTCGCTCGGGGTACCGGTGCCACACTGGCCTTCCCGGGTCAGCTTGTCGGACTCATCCCAGGCGGGCGGGGCCTTGGCGAAGCGCTTGCGGCTCCCGGCGAAGCCCTGTCCGAATACGGTGAAAGTCTCAAGTCCGCTGGGCTGAAAGCCCGCGAGGCGCTGCGCAGTCGGGCACTGAGTGAGGCTGAGAAGGATGGCTTCCTCGCTGAGTTCGCCACTGCCGTCGGGCAGACGATCAAAGACCCGGCGCTCCTGTCGACGTTCCTGACAGAGCAGCTACCCCAACTCCTCGGCCCTGCCGCTGCGGTCAAAGTCACCACCATGCTCGGGCGTGGCGCGGTGCGAGCTGCCGCTGAAGGTACTGCACGGGACGCTGCTGTTGATGCCCTCAAGAACCGTGCTGCTGCCGCTGCCGTGGGCACAGGCGCTGCGATGCAGGGTGCTGACATCGGCGCTGACACCTACCAAGCGGTGTACGACCTTGCCATCAAGCAGGGCATGCCTGAGGACGAAGCTCGGGCTGTGGCCGAGCAGAAGGCGCGTGTCGCAGGGCTGGAAGCCGGGGCTATCTCCGTAGCCACCTCTCGGATTCCGGGCGGCTCGGCAATCGAACGCAGGCTGGCTGGATTACCCGGCGTGCCCGGTGCAGGGCGCATCACCACAGGCCTCAGAGAGGCGGGCACTGAGTCGATCGAAGAGGCCGGAGGAGCCATCGCCAGGGGCGTTGGCATGGCAGAGGTCGACCCCACGATCTCTCCGCTCACAGGCGCGGGTGCTGCGGCTGGCTTTGGTGCCCTCGGCGGCTTGGGTCTTGGCACGCTGGTAGGCGGTGCACCGGTACGTGAACCGGGAGCCGAGCCTGCTGCCCCGGGCCAGACCGAGATCGACGTCGTCAAGGCCAAGCGAGAGGCCGAGCGTCAGGCGGCGGAGGCTGCGAAAGCGGCACCGGCCAACACTGCCCAATCCACGATTGACGAGACGCTGGGGTTGCCCATCAACGAGGCTTACCCAAAGCTGACGCAGGCGATTGAGGCTCTGAAACAGGAGCGCCCTACCAAGTATCGCGACGAAGCGATCAAGGCCCTGGAAGCTGAACGGGGCCGCAGGCAGCGCGAAGATGTCGAGCAACGCGTAGCCAACAAGCGGGGTGCAGATAGGTTCCTTCCTGCTGATGAAGCAGCCGTAGCGGCTGTGACGCCCCGCGAGGAGTTCGATCCTACCCAAGCACGTCGCGAAGAGATTGCGCGTCTGCGCCAGCAGCGTGAGGACATGCTGGTCAATGGCAAGCCCCCGGCACCGAAGAGCCCTTCGCGTCGGAAGTTCGATGAGCTTGATGCCCGTCTGGTCGAGATCGGTGGAGGGCGGTGGACACCGCCTACGGCGCCAACAGCGCTTGTCGAAGAGCCCACCGTTCGTAAGGTGGGTGCCCCTGCTGCTTCGACGACGGGTCTACAACCCACTGACATCGAGGCGTTGGGTATCACCAAGAAGCAGCCGATCTACCGGCGCATGCTTGGCAAGGACATGGAGGATGCTGGGCAGCGACAAGCCATCCTTGAGGACATCGAGAAGTACCTGACCAAAGGCCTTGGCAGCGAAGAATCGCGTGCCAAGCTGACCGAGTTCAAGGCTCGGTTTGAACCCACCCCGACGCCGCCCGTGGCGGCTGAACCTACCCCGGCACCTACGGTGCCCGAACCGACGCCGCCCGTGGCGGCTGAACCGGAGACTCCAAGTGCTGTCCAACCTGACGAACAACCAAGTGGAGCAGGCGCTCCAGTGGCTGGCGGACCCGCTGCCGTCACCCCCACCGAAGGGGCTGGAGCCCCTGAGCCAAGCGGAGTGGTTCCTCCTGTCGAGGATGCTGGACAGCCTGCTGGCAGAGAAACAGGCGAGCCCGTTGCAGTAGCTACACTCAAAACCGGCGAACAAATACGAATATCGCAGGTTTCAGCCCCTAACGCATTTGCGCCTCTTGTTAGGACGCAGTACGGGGAACCGCGCTCATTAGTAGCTACAAATGACAAAGGGGAAGAAACCGGCAGGTTGACTTACATGCCTGGGGGCGGTCCTATAGATGTGTCTGTGCGTGAAGCTGACCGTCGCAAGGGTGTCGGTACTGCTCTTTATGACGCTTTTGAAAAACTAGGATTTAAGCTGCCGCCACTTGAAAGTGGTGTAGCTATTTCTGATGAAGCTAGAGCGTTACGGTCTAGTCGGGAGGCGCAGGTCCCCGCCAAACTCACCGCCGCTGAACGCGCTGACCTCGTTGAACAAATCGAACGCATCTCGGGCAGGATTTCTCAGCGCGAGTATGGCACGTTCTACGGACAACATACTGACGGAAAAGGTGAGCGGGTCAAGAACAGACCCGAGAGTATCAAGGCTGCGCAGGATCTGATCGCTAGATACGGGGACGAGTCTAAGTACCGCACCATTCCTCAAACCCCGCTCGTCCAAGGTGTCGTCTCTGACGCCCAACTTCGCAAGATCGTTGCGGACATCGAGCGGGCACTGGGTGGCAGCGTCGACATCACCATTCTCGATGACGTCACGGACTTTGACAACAAGCAGGCCCCGGGCTCCAGGGCCGGTGCACTCCAGGGTGGGAAGATCTACCTGTTCCGCAGCGGCATCGCTGATGGTGTCGAGGGGCAGAAGACCATCTTCCACGAAGTTTTCCACAAGGGTCTAGCCAACCTGTTGCCGCCCGCTGAATACCGGGCGCTGATGACGAAGTTCTACAACCAGAGCGCAGCGGTGCGTCAGACAGCGGATGCCTACCTCGCGTCTGCGGCTGGGAAGAAGGACACCGAGGGCATGAGCCCCGAGGAAGCTCGCGTGCTGGCAGTGGAGGAAGCCCTTGCCGAGATGGCAGAGGCGACCAAGCTCACCGGCTCCACGCTGCGGCAACTGGGGAACTTCTTCGCACGACTCGCTGACCGGATCGGCATGCCGGGGCTGGCCCGTGCCATCCGCACGATGGGCCTCGACCCTCTGCAAGCCTTCATCCGCGATGCGATTCAAGCGGGGATCAAGCCAAGCACTGCCACCGGGCAGACTCGGTACCGCTCCCTCGTCGGAGAAAAGGAAGAGCGCACGCTGGGTCAGTCCCTGCAAGCCAAACTTGGTGGCAACCTAGCGCTCGGATTCCGTGCACAGGCGATGGACCAGTTGGCGGGTGTGGATTACGTCTTCACCAGAGCCTACGGCAACCGTATCCGCGACAACCGGGGGGACTACAACCCGGTGTTCTTGCTGTCCCGGGCACTGGATGCACCGCGCTTCGCCACCGAAGTCAAGAAGTACGGCACGATGCGGCGTGACCCGACCGGGTTGCTCAGCGTTGACACGCTGACCTACAACGGGCAGCAGATCAGCTACAACAAGGTGCTCGAAGAGATCGCCGCTGAGGCCAAGGTACGCGGGATCAAGCCCGAGACGTTCCTGAAAGACGTCGGTGAGTTGCTGGCTTCGCATCGCGAATACGAGTTGATGAACTCTCCGCAGGCCGCTGGACTCGACTTCTTCTTGACCCCCCAAGAGGCTGCAACGGCAGAGCAAGCCTTCCAATCCGATGCGTTCATCAAAGGGGTAAGTGAGAAGCTGGACCAAATCCGCTTCACCATGATCGACGCAATGGTTGAGGCTGGTCGCATCACGCCAGCCAAAGCCCAGGTCTGGAAGGACGCGATAGGCTACGTCCCCTTCTCTCGGATTGACGACTTCGACAATCTGGCACTCCCGCAGGGTGGGGGCTCTAACGCAAAGCTGACTGCGTTCAAGGAGATTGCAAAGTACAAAGGCTCTCAAGATCGTCAGACTCAGAACCCTGTTGAGAGCTTCTCGAAGCTCATGGATTGGATGGTTAATGAGTCGATGAAGGCAGACGCAGTTGGCCGTGCGTTGCCTGAGATGGAGCTGCTTGGCTACGCTGACTTTGTGCCAAACCGTGCTGCTGTTGACAACAATAAGCAGGGGGCACTTGTTGACGCCTACGTCAACGGACAGAAGAAAGTCTTCTACGTTCCCGACCCTGCCAACCTTGCGGCGTTCATCGGTACACCGAAAACTGACATCCCCCTCATGATTCGAGGGGCTCAGAAGTTCTCGAAGTACCTGCGCATCGGTGTGACCGCTACGCCGCCGTTCGCTATCAAGCAGGTCTTCGATGACATCACCCGGGCATATGTGCACTCGGGGGTCAAGAACCCTGCCGCGATGCTCCCCCGCATTTTGCTGAACTTCCCCCTGAACTGGTGGAATGAAATCAGGGGTACGGAGTCCGCCGCTGTACGAGAGCTTGCCAGGTCGGGTGTGGTGCCTGCCTATGACACCGTCATCGGTGGCAACGTCAAGAACATCTTGGAAGAGACCGGGCTCGCGCCGCGCTCTATCGGCAAGGCCATCCTGCGCATCATGGAGGCCGGTGCCAAGGCCTCGGACGTCGCCGTGCGTGAGGCGATCTACAACCAGACGCTGAAGGAGACCGGTGACCGGGCACTGGCTGAACTACGCGCCCGGGAGATCATCAACTTCAGCCGCAGAGGTGCGTCGAGGACTGCCGACTACCTCATCCGCACCATCCCGTTCTTCAACGCCTACGCCCGCTCGATGGACAAGCTCCTGCTGGCAGCGGCAGGCAACCCGAGCGCCCAGCGCAGCATCGGCGCGACGACCGGCTACGCCCGCAACCTGTTCTACAAGCGGATGGGGGTGCTGACTGTGATGGGCTTCGGCTACGCGGTGATGATGTCGGACGACGAGGAATACCAGAAACAACCGGACCACGTCCGCGATCGGAACTGGATCATCCCGGGCGGCAAGGAGCTTGGCTTCGTGCCCGGCATTCCGATCCCTCCTGAACTGTCGTTCTTCTTCAAAGCCATCCCCGAGCGTGTGGTGCAGTACTTCAAGTTCCAAGGCACACCAGAAGAACGTGACGGTATCCGGGTGCTGAAGGAACTGATGCTCAACGGTGTCGACCTCTTCTGGGCTCCGAACCTCACCCCGCAGATCGTCAAGCCGGTTCTTGAGAACCTCATGAACTACTCGTTCTTCCTTGGACGCCCACTGGAGTCTCAGGCGCAGTTGGCCCTCGACCCGTCCGAGCGCTACGGTACCGGCACGTCCGAGACGATGAAGGCTGCGTCCAGAACTCTGACTGACATTGCCACATCGACGGGCATCGAGTCGCTGAAGACTTCCCCGATCATGCTGGAGAACTTGGTGCGGGGCATGTTCGGTATGTCCGCAGGTATCGCCTTGAGCGTTGCTGATGTCATGGTCAACCCCACGCGGACGGACCGCCCCCTGCACCAGACGATTGCAGCTCAGCTAACAGGTGCCTCGGCTGTGATGAAGGACCCGGTCGGCATGCGCTACCTTGACGAGATCTACAACCTTGACAGGTCTGTCGAGCAGGTCTACAACTCTTACAACCGCAAGCTGAAGGATAACCCTGAGGATGCAGAGAAGTACCTCAAGGACAACTTCGGCCTGTACGTGGTACGTAGCGAGGTGCGTAGCACGATGGAGGCGATCCGTGCTCTCAACGCCCAGGCCCGTGCTATCGACAAGATGACTGATCTCTCACCTGAAGAGCGGCGCGTGATCATCAACGACCTGCGTACCCAACAAAACGACCTTGCCCGGGATGTGTACCGGCTGCGTCGTCAGGTTACCGAGGAGCAGCGGATGATGGACGCGTCTAGATGAAAAAGCGCCCCGGGGAGCAAGCTCAACCCGGGGCTAACTAGGAGACGCACAGTCAACGGGCCGAACTTTTGACGGGTGGGACTATAGCACCCTCCAGACCCTGATGCCAAGGTGGTCAGCCTCGATGCGCATCTCGTGCACCACCTGAATGCCCCGCGCCGCGTACCGGGCTTTGACCTTGGTGATCAGCTCATCGCTCTTGAGCGTGGGCAGGAAGAAGCTCTGCCCGATCTCTAGCCACTGAGGGAGCTGATACTCAGCCCCACGGTGCACCAGCCTGCCGTCAACCAGCTTCAGCCGTTTGGTTCGCTGAGACATCGAGGTCAAGGTTCAAAGCCTTCTTGGCCTGCGGGAACTCGATCGCGTCCACAGGGCCGAAGTCGCTGCGCCAGCCTGCACCCATCCGCTTCTTCGTCAGAGTCATGGTGCCACCTGTTTCACGGGTATAGGAGGAGTACAGCTCCTTCACGTTGATGTAGGCCTGTGCACACCACTTGGTGAACTCCTTCTTGGTAATCCACAGCGTGTCGCTATCCGGTTCGTAGCGGATCAGCAGTTCGCCCATAGGCTCCAGTGCAGGCCTGTCATTGATACCTACCGCCGCAGGCTTCCTGTTGACAATCAGCACGTTGCGGATGTTCTTGTTGATGTAGGACGCGACGGTGGACACCGCCGTGGTTGCAGACACACTCTGCTCTACCGTGGCCTGCTTGATCAACGAGATGAGCTTGTTCAGGATTCTCTTGATGTTGTAGCTGGTCAGTCCAATACTGTTCGTGATAATGCCAGCAGCGATGATGCAAATCACGTTGTTCAGCTTGAACCGCTCAGTCTGTGTCCAGCTACCCATCCTGTAGATGTTGTCCCGCGTGTCTTCCCATATCTTCTTGGCGTAGTCTAGGTTAGGAATGACAAAACGCATGAACACGTCACCAGCGTGACCATAGTTCGTCAACAGATTGTCGAATAGCTTCTTTGTCTCCAGCACATCAGAGGGTACGGGTGTCGTAAGATGAATCTCAAGGATACGGGCCAGTTCTCCAGCCGGGTCGCTCTTGATCATCATGAGCCGGTCTTCAATCGTAGAGTTGCTGGACCAGATAGACATCTGCTTCCAACGAACGTTATTGACCCGCTCCATGTTGCGCCCCGCTTCCATGCGGTCACGCCCACGCCCCTGCGTGTTGTTGTAGACCAGATCCGACATTTCGTTCGGCTCTGCGTTGGTCATCTCATCAAGGGTGCCGACGATCCCGTTCATCACCCCCAGCCGGTGCACCTTGGTCAGGGTCTTGTCCTGCGCATCTTTCATCAAAGCCACAGGGTCGCCCCAGATCGCATTGGCCATGCGCAAGATGGTCGTCTTACCGGTGCCTGACTTCTTCGAGTAGTAGTTGATGATCCCGCCGTTCTCCGGCGAGAGGTGCATCAGCGCACTACCAAACCCGGCGAGCACCCCCGCCGCATGGAAGTCCATCTCCGGTGTGTCGTAGTGTGCAGCGGCCTGCTTCCACACGTCGATCGAACCCTTGGGGCTCAGCCACGGCACGTAGTGCTCGATGGGCTTGGCAATCGGTGTGTAGATGACGCCGCGCTTGGTGTACTCGCGGTTCCCAATGATGAACGTGTCTTCAGGGGTCCATCCGAATCTAGTTCTCATGTTGTCTGCTTTCTCCCTGAACTGTAAGTCGCGGATCATCAGACCGAACATCTGCTGCAACGACAACAACTGCCGGGGGTCGAAAGCAATGACACCTTCACGGTTCACTGCCTCTTTGAACTTGTCCGCCGCTGCTATCTCACTCTGGAGGATGCTGAACTCTCGCACGTCGCCATGTGGCAGATGGTGCCTAGCCCACAACGTATCACCCCCACCGGTGCCGTCACGCATGCGTTTGTAGATATAGATGTCGTGGTTGTATATCTTGACGCGTTCTACTCCATCTGATTTTGTGATGTCGTGATAGATACCGCCTGTAGCCCCCCGAGAGAATGGCCGTGGGTATGGCGGGATCTCGATGGTCTCGTTCTCGACTTCGACCTGAATGGGCTCGGGCGGTGCCAGCTTGATCTCGGAGCCGAGCTGAATCGGTGACTTGATCTTGCCGATGTGCGGGCACCCTGCGCACAGCTTGGCGTTGTCCAGACCTTGGAACGTCTCGCACGTGTACGGGCCCTTGGTCAGCGCTGCCTTGCGCTCCGTCTCGTCGGGGCTGTAGTTCGGGTGGTTCTTGGAGACCTCATGTATGGCCCAGTCACGGTCCTCACAGTGCTGAGCGATCGACAGCACGGCACGCCATACGGGCTCCGGCACGGCCTCTTGGTTCTTCGCTGCCTCAGCGATCTGCGCACAGCCTTCGCCGTTGCTGGACTTGATCCAGATCGTCTCGAACTTGCTGACCCTATTGGGGTCGATGTACAGCTTCTTGGTCTCATCAGAGACCCCGCCCGACAGCGCCCGGGCCTTGGCGAACATGTCGGCAGCGGCCACGCCCACTGCGTCACGGATGGACTCGAAGGCGTGGTATTTGATCGGCGTGAGCAGGACGACAGGACTGTCGTTCTTCTTGTTCAGGGTGCCGGGGATACGCAGTACCCGAACGATGTCGGCGGTGCAGTCACCATCAACTTCAAACTCTTCTTTGACACAACGCGCCTTCAGGGCTTCGGCTGTCGCCTTCCACTCATGCACCGGTATGGGGTTGTCAAGATACCAGTGTGCGTGCAGGCCATTGCCTGAGTCAATCAGCGTAGGTTTCGGCAGGCCTACTACCTTGCAAAATTCACGGAGTGCTGACAGGCCAGCGGCTTTGTCAGCGTAGGGCTTCTTAGGCCCGCAATCCACATCGACGTAAAACTCCCTCTTGGCAACTGCATTGGTGGCCTTTGAGTGTTCTTCTGCGCCAAAGCCAGCGGTTGCATAGTACACATCCCATCCGCCGTTACTGAACTCTTCGACCGCTTCCGCCATGCTGGCAAAAGAGGTGTAACGACGATCCCAAACGAGAGTGTCTTTGAGCGGAACTTTCTTGACTAGCCTGAGGGAGTATCGCGTGCCATGTGGGAGAACGTTCTCAAGGAACTCTTTTGGAGACATGGTGACACGGAGTTAGCCACAAACGCGGCGAGCGTTGCGGATGGTGCATGGATGCCCGGTCAGGGCAAGGCGAGGATCGAACGGTAATACGCCAAGACCTTGGAGCGCAAGTGCTTGGACACGTCCCGTTGACCCGAGAACCATGAGTAGACCGCGCCCTTGGTCACGCCAAGGTCTGCGATGACTTGGTTCACAGAAACGCACCTGTGAATGCACAGGCGACCAAGCTGCACGCCGAGCAGGCTCGGGTCAGCGTCGGCGTTGCGCCGGATGATCTTTGTGGTGTACATGGTGTTGGGTGGGGGCGGCCCCGGCGCAACCCGGGGCTATCACAGTGCGGAGACACTCAAGCGAAAAAACACTGCTCACGGCGCTGACCGCCGCCCCCGTCAATCAGTCGTCAGCGTCGTCGCCCCATGCGGCGAGGATCGCGTTGACGTTCGGGCCGTCTGCTACCACAGGCGCAGAGGCCTTGGCTTCGCGCACCACAGGCGCTTCTTCGGCGGGTGCTGGCACGTCCTTGGTGACCTTGAACGCGCTGGGTGCAGGGGCAGGCTTGGCCGCAGGCTTCGGCGCAGCCACAGGGGCTGGCGCAGGCGCAGGAGCGGGCTCAGGAGCCGCAGGGACGTTGTCCATGTCAGCGATGCTCACGGTCACCGCGTTGACCGCTTCGAGATCGTTCTGGCGATCGACGGCGATCCGGTACTCCTCTTCAGTCAGCGGACGCACCGCGCTGAACACCAGCTTCATGTTCGCCGTGGCATCGAAGCGCATCTCGGTCACGACAGCGTTGATTTCGACCCCGTGCCCGCCGAGGAACCGAGCGTACTGCTGAAGGCCCATCTTGCGCCCTTCGCCCTGGCCGAAGAGGCTCGACGCGTTGATGTTCAGCGCGTAGATGTCACCCTGCATGTCGTTTTCCAACAGCAGCGCCACGGGGCGGCTGTACCGGCACGCCTTCGACTCGTTGGTTCCGGAGCCCTTGATGTCCTGCGGGCACCCTGCACAGGTGCGGTGCTGCGGCGTCTTCACCGATGTGTGGGGCTTGACACCATCCTCAGACCAGCACTGCGGACGGCCCTTGACACCCTTCTCGTAGGTGGTGCCGTAGAACGTGCGGCGATTCGCATCTGCACTGCGGATGACGATGACGTTCATCGCCCGGTCTTCGTTGACGGCGACTTCCTTGCCGCCGACAAGCATGTGCCAGACGTTGTTCTCGATGCTGATGCGCTTCGAGTTGCCGCCGCCCATGAGCGACTTGGTCAGCGGGCTGAGTTCCGCAGTGCTGCGGCGCAGGTGTGCCGGCAGTTGGTTGCCGGTTTGGAAGAGAGTGAGTTCAGACATTACGACCTCAAAAGGTTTCGGGACGGGCTACAGCCCGGGTAAGCGCCATCAAACCGGTCTGTAGATCGGTTGCACCAATAGACACCCAGCGTTGGTCTACGTTAGGCATTTGTTTCAAAGTAGCAACAAGATCTCCTAGTTGCTTTCCTTGTTCCTTGATCTCATTCATCAGGCTAATCTCGTCCTGTGTCAGGTCTCGGTAGCCTTTGATAAGGCGGTGTTGGTTCTCCATTACGACCTCCTTACGGTCACGGTGTACTTCGACTCAGTGTTGAGTCCCTTGGGCATCTTGTCGGGGTTCGCTTCGAGCCAATCCTTCATAGCCCGCTGCGCGATGCGTCTTTCTAGTAGATCAAGTGCTTGGTTCTCCTTGATGAAGTTGTGCATAGACTCCCAGTCGGAAGTCCAGTACGACGTCTTGACACCGCGAATCACGGTGCCTGCTCCGGTGCGGATGCTATCTGCACCCGCTTTCTTGCACACGTCCATGAGGGCGTGCTCAACCAGTTCCATCTGATCTTTGATGGCTTTGTCGTCCTCTTCGTACTTCTTGGCGAGCGCTGCACGCGCATCGCGCATCTTGATGTACGTCTTGACGAGCTTTTCAGTGGGCACCTGAGGTGCCTCGGGGTTCTGTTCCATGCGGCCTCCTGTGGCTGGGGTACAAAGTCTACGGTTGAACTTTGGCTGTGTCAAGCGCCATCAGATAGTCTTTGGAGACTTTGCCCCCACGACCGGCGCAGACCACGGTCGCACTGACCCAAACTTTCTTGCCGGTCTGGAGCCGCCTGATGTGACCCCGACGCAGGTGCTCGCGGGGGGACCGGTGCGTACCCCCAGACCCTGAAGACTCTGATGTGCCCTCCGGGCGCTTGATCGCCAAGAAATGGTAGTCGTCAAACGGAAGTGCGTCTTTGATGTGTTTGACCGACTTTTTTCTGCCTTCAGTTTTGGCAATTTCTACGTTGCTGCACTGAAGTGCGTTGATGAAATTCAACAGTACCTCGGCTTCTTGAGCGATGTCATGGATGTTTCCAGCGTCGCAGTAGATACGCATCTGCCTGACGCCATCCATACTGAACAGATAGCCGCTTCTGGGTAAACCAAAACCAATGTAAGGTATCCACTTTTGCTTACTATCCATCCATATAGCGGTCATGCATTCTATTTTCTCTTCTGTCTGTTCTGCGATGATCACGCGTTTTGATGACCGTAACTCTCCAGGCTTTGGTTCTCTAGGCTCAGTGAACTCCAAAGCGATACGGTCAAACGGTAAGCAAAGCTCAATACCACCGTCGAGCCCACGAAGGTCAGTGTCTTCAAGTACGATACCACTGTCAGGTAGACAAAACTTTACAGCTAATTTAGCTGTTTCTGCAAGGTCTACAAATTCTGGTTCGTGGATTGCCGCCTTTATCAGTTGGCGGCAGTAGTTCAAAGGTTGCATAACACCTCCTCTCGATACAAGTTGAGCAGGGACTCCATGTCCTCGGTCTTGCCGTCGAGCGAGTCGTACAGCTTGCGCTCCACGCCACTGCCGCACAGCCTGACCACAAGGCAGGGGTTCTTCTGGCCTGCACGGTGCACGCGGGCGTTGGCCTGATGGTAGATCTCGTTCGACGTCACAGGGCCCCACCACACAACCGTGTTGGCCGCATGCAGGGTCACGCCGTGCGAAGCCGCCGCAGGCTGGATTAGCAGCACCCTCGGCTCAGGCTCGGTCTGGAACGCCGCAAAGATCCTCGTGCGCTGGGCCACCGGGACGCTGCCGTCGATGACTTCGACAGCGATCTTGTCCTTCTTGAGCCGCTCTTCGAGCACCGTGATGGTATGCCGGTACGGAACGAAGACCAGCACCTTGTGGGTGCTCTCCTCGATGGCTTCCAGCAGAACGTTGTAGCGGTTCGTGATGTCGAACTCGACAGTGTTACCGTCGTCGGAATAGACTGCGCCGGAGGACACTTGCAGGAGCTTGTTGAGGTTGGTCGCGGCGTTGACTGATGTCACCGTCTCAGTGCCCGCCGACATAATGAACTGATCTTTCAGCAGCTTGTAGTACTTGAGTTGTTGCGGCGTCAGCTCTACCTCTCGTGTGGTGTATAAAAGCTCTGGTAGGTCAAGGCACTCCTCCTTGGTGAAACGAATGGCGGGTTGAAGCACGCGGTTGACGATTTCCGCAGCGTTGTTCTTCTGCTTCCATTTGAACTGCGTGACCTTCCACATCACCATGTCACGGAAAGCGTAGAAGTATCTTGGCACCGAGTCCGGGTTCAGCATCTTGGCAAGGCCGTAGGCATCGGTCGGTGCTTGGGACGCCGGGGTGCCAGTTGCCATCCACAACCACGTGTCGGCAGTGATCAGCTCGTTGATAGCCTTCCACCGGTTGGTCGTCGCGGTCTTCACGGCGTTCGCCTCGTCAATGATGACAAGGTCGAAGCCCCCGGCCTTCAGCTCCTCCAGCACCGTCTGCACGCCGTCGAAGTTGATGATGACGAACTCGGCATCGGACTGAATGATCTTGGCCCGCTTGCGCCGGTCGCCGTAGGCCACATCGACGCGTCGGTGCATGACCACCTTGAACAGATCCGCCTGCCATGCTGAGGACATGATGGACAGAGGACAGATCACCAGTGCACGCCTGATGTAGCCCTTGTTCATCAGGTAGTCAGCCGCCCATGCAAACGATGCGGTCTTTCCTGTGCCCGGGTCGTTGAAGCAGAAGGCCCGTTTGTGCAGCGTCATGAAAGATGCTGTCGTCCGCTGGTGATCGAAGGGCTTGTAGATCCCCGGCCACTTGTAGCGGCGCTCGATGGGAGAGGGTACCCCCTTGACGCCGACGTTCTTCAGCACCCGCGCTTCGTCCAACCCCCAGTGGACAAGCACGCGACCATCATCAAGCAGCTTGCTTTTCGGGATGGTGTTCAGTACCCGTTGGGGGTTGCGGAGCTTCAACAACAATGCCTTGTTGTCAATGATCTGCATCATTACTCCAGAGCGAACTTACTCTTCTTCGCCATATGGATCAGCCGCATCGCCTGAGTCTTGGCATCATCAAGCGCGACGTGTCCGGTACCTACACGCTCAATACGATCCTTGAGAAACATCGCGGCCATCGTCCGGTAGCACCTATCGTTCCAGAAGTGCCAAGGCACGTCGTGTTTGATAGCCCGGTACGCAGCGGCCAGTAGTGCGTTGTCGAAGTTGGCACCGTTGCCCCAGACAACTGCTTCCTCCAGCGGGGGCATCCACACCGCGAGCTTGATCAGGGCTACGTTTAGAGAGAACTCCCCCTTGAACGCAGCCTCTCTCGCCGCATCGGACTGCTTGCTCCACCACTCAAGGGTGCTCTTCTGTGCACGCAGGCCCGCTGCCTTGCACGACTCCGCGTCAATCGTGACGTAGAACTCGCCCTTGATCTCTTCTTCTACGCTGAACTTCACAGCGCCAATAGACAGGATGATGTCCCCCGGGCGTGTACCAAGGGTCTCGATATCTACCATGACATGTTGTTTCACTTGCGCTCCTAGACAAACGGAAATCGCTTGAGGGACAAAGTCCGTCAAGCTCGAAGCCCCGAAGGGCGGACAAGCCTAGCACCTTGCGATGCTAGGCGGTATAGGGAGAACCCGGGGTCAGCCCCCGGACTTCGGTCCCTTGAAATTGCGTGCGCTGTTTGCGCTGAAGCTCTTGAGCTTCACGTTCCCCGGCTTGCTCTTGCCACCGTCCTTGATAGGGACAACGTGATCCAGAGCCTTACCTTTCCGCGATGCCTTGCCGTTCTCTTTGTCCCAGGCACGTCGGGCTCTCTGCCTTTCGCTCTGCTTGGCGCGTCCACCATTGGCTAGGAAGTCAGCGTACTCTTTCTTGTGGTCCCGGTCGGCCTTGTTTTTGTAAGGCATTTCAACCTCCATTCAGCCCGTTGTGCGGGCAAGACATCACCACACAGTGCCGTTTGCACAGCCCCGAAGGATTCGGATTCCACACACCTGTACGGTGTGCATTTTCAAGACGCTTGACGTCAGCCATCCACTGCTGCCAGTAGATCTTCTCTTGCTCAGCGGTGTACTCCGCTGGCTTGAACGAATTTGCCACGACGAACAGCAAGCCTGCCTTGACTCTCTTGATCTCCGGGAAGTGTTTGAAGACCATCAAGGCCATGAGTTCAAGCTGCGCAGTGTCCGCGTACTTGGCCGACTTGCCGGTCTTGTAGTCGATGACCCGCGCCGTGCCCGTCTCACGGTTGACGATGAGCAGGTCAGCGATGCCCCGGCACCAGACGTTCGGATCTTTGAACCCGCAGGGCTCGAAGTCCTTCGTCAGCCCCATCTCGTACTCGCAGAACTTCTCTCCAGGCAGTGCCCGGAGTGTGTCAAGCTGCCCTCTAACATAAGAGAACTCCGGGGGCAGCGGTTTGTCATCCCGGACATAGTGTTCTGCTGCCTCATGGAAGTTAGAGCCGTACAGCGTGGCCTCGGTGTATTCAGGCTCTTTGTAGTTCTTTGCGACCTTAATCTCAAAAAACTTTTTTGGACAAGTCTTGAACGACTTGAGAGACGAGAACGACCAAGGTCCGGGCAAGCTCATGACGTGGCAGCGCGGGCCATAGGCCCGTCCTCCATGATGGATAGCGTGTGCTGGAGGATACGCGCTTCGGTGCCAATATGCAAGGCCACTTCACGGGCTTCAGCGTAGCGGTGCTCAAGGCACAGGTCGTGCGCTTTGCGCAGCATCTGCTGAATCTTCATCATCGGCATAGCGTAGTCGATGATCTCGTCAGTCGTCATGCAGTTCTCCATAGTTGTAGCCCCACTTCGATTCACAGTTGAGCGGGCACCCCTGTGCCCAGTCAGGCACCCAGCGCATGCAGGACTCGACGTAAGCCCTCGCCGCTTGGCGCTCATCTTCGCGAGCCAATGCTATCACGCTGTCATGCACAGTGAGTTTGACGGGTAACTTACGGGAGATGCGTAGCATCTGACTCATGACGATGATACGCGCCAGTGCTTGGGTGAGGTTCTCGATGAGCTTCCCACCGTAGATGTTCACCACACCTGTGTCGTCCTTGTATCGCCACTCAACGAAGCGCTCACCCTGTGCACGGTGGAGTTGTGGGTAGCTGATGTAGAGTCCGCTGGGTAGCTTGATGCCCTTCTTCCCTTCGATCAGCGCCACACCCTCACGCCCCAGCCACATACTCTGATCGTTGTACATAGAGCGGATGGCGTCTTCTCCCCGTGCCCACAGGTCAACGATGCACGGCACGCTGCCACGGTAGGTGTTGATGATCTTCTCGCACTCTACGATGTCGAGGTCGACCGACGGTGTTGCTGCCTTGAGCGTCGCCTTGAGCTTGCCTGCACCGGTTTGGTAGCCACAGCCTAAAATTACCGTTTTTCCTACAAATCTTTCCAGCTTATCTGCCTTCGTTATAGCGCGCCCGTAAATGCGGGTTGATTGTTTACAGTACACATCAACGCCGCTGGCGAAGTCGTTGACCAGATCTTCCTGCCCCGCCAGCCACGCGAGCACCCGCGCCTCGATGTTCGAGGAGTCGCAGTCGATGATGACGTAGCCCGGGGGTGCTTCGATGCAGGCCTTAAGATTCGTACTCCCTCGTGACGGTAGATTTTGTAAGTTAATACCGTCTGAATTATGAACTAGCTTGCCGTTAGCCACAAACCTGTGGCGAGGCCCGCAGTTCTTTATGTCATATACCGGGACGAGCATACTTCACCCTTTGTAGAATTTCATCGTCAGATGCACCCTGTTTAATCCAAATTCTCAAGGTCTCATATGTTAAATCTGGCCTTTGGACTTGCAGACTTCGTATACGTTCCCCTTGAGCAGTTCGTTTGTACATGCGTTTATTGCGCGCTTGCTCAGTTCTAGTGGCCCATCGAAGATTCCCGGGTTCGTAGTGCGCGTTGTTGTCTATGCGGTCTATAGAATACGCGCTGTTTGGTCTGGGACCCAAATTTTGTAGCACCCATTCAGCAAATGCGCGAATCGTAGGGAACTTAAACTCTATACTTCTACCCCCGTAGTTTGCATACGCAGCGTTGTTTTTATTCGTGCACCGCCCTTTGGCACTTATCCCCATTTTGGATATTAGTTCAAGTTGTGCATGCCCGAACTGCGCACGCAACGGATCTGACTCCAGTTTTTGAGTATTCGCCTTGAGCGCGGCCTGGGACCCTTTCACAGCAAAAGCGCGGCGCATCTCCGGTGTCTTTTTAGCGGCCCGCTCTTTAGAAGAGCACGGTAGGCATTTCTTTGTTCCTGCTATCAGGTCAGACACTCTAAAGCGTTTCTCGGTGCCACATTGGCACCGCATCAGTATTCTACTTGCGTAGGTGGTGTGCAACGACTCTAGCGGAGTCAACGTCGTCGTCGGAAGGATTTCTAGTAGTTTTGATTCTACATTGTCTCTGCATTGCTTCAAGTAAGCTGATCTCGCCAGATTCGGTGAATACGACATGTTCTGGTGTTCCTGTTACGCCATCCCAAGATATGACTTCGCGGTACCCGCTGAACTGAACCCCTTCGTGTTCAACGAATGCCTCTCCGTCCCATACGAGGTCATCGGCTAGCACATCTACGATCTGCTTGCTCACGACACCGCGCTGGCCTGGATCATACACTAAGACCTGCGTTCCGGCTACTAGGCAGCCAGATGACCTTTTTGTTCGCGCATAGGCGTACTTGAGCGGCACGGGGAAGGCACCGCCCCGGGTTGCGATCCCGATGAAGCGCTCCGTGCGCGTCTCCTCCAGGGTGCTCTTGACGCCAAGTCGTGCAGCAGCCACAGCCTGCACCCGCTCATCCTCGTGTTCGAGGAGGGCCTTCATGCCCGGGTCGGTCTTGGCGAAGGCAAAGGTGGGCTTGTTCGTGGTCGGGCTGATCTTCGTCGGTGGGTCAACGCCAAAGCCCTTGAGCACCTCTGCGAACTTCTGGTTGCTCATCAGCGACTCGACGTCCACTGCGGCGGCACACAGCAGGTTCGCCTTGCGGGCCCGCACCGCTGCGAGGTGTGTCTCCAGCTTGCCTCGGTTGAGCCGGAGCATCGGCTCGGTGAACATGCGAATGTGCAGGTCGATGAGCTTCAGTTCCTCAAGAGGGTAGGGGCCTCGAATGTCCCCCTCGGTCAGGTTGTACCAGCCACTGGACATGAGGTGCCACAAGTCATGGCACAGGTCGACGTCGAGCAGGCAGTATTCGGCGTACTGTTTGAACTCCCCCGGAGACATGTCAGAGCGCCTACGCCCCATCATGTTCATGACATAGGTACCCTTGTCCTCCAGATGGTAGCGCTTGGCCAGCGACGCCAAGGAGTTGTTCCGGGCACTGAACATGCCGCGTCCCATGCTGAGGGTGTCGAGCCACACGCGGGGCTTGACCCCGAACTTCCACGACAGGATGGCACCGTCGAAGAGTGTGTTGTGGCACAGGATCGCGTACTGCCCCCACGGCACCGCATCGCACCACTGCTTGATCTCAAGGTGGGTGCCAGAGACGACCTCCTTCGATCCATCCGGCCAGCGCACGCCGAGCATGATGACTTCAAAGCGTGGGTCGCGGATGTACTCTTCGGTAGTGAGTTTGGTTAGATTGTACTCACGGTCATAAAACGTCTCGAAATCTAGCGTTACTATCTCCATTACGTGTTCTCCCAGAGCCAGCGATCGAGCAGATCAAGGGTGTCTTCTCGCACCACCATTGCGGCACCGCCCGCTTGTTCGATCTTTGCCATCTCCTGCTCTTGCAGTGCGGTGGGCTTGTTGAACCCGGCTTTGCACTCCACGCCCAAGAACTTCCCACGATGACACACGATGATGTCGGGGATACCTGAACGACCGTAGCCTCCCGTGACGGGGTAGAAGTAGTACCCCTTATGTTTTTTAATAATGTCAACGGCTTTCGCCTTGACTTTGGATTCAGGTGTGTTGGCCATGTTTTCTCGATTCTAGTGCCGTGGTATCCCAGACGTAGATACGCGGTTTTGTTGGGTGCGCAGGCTCATCGTAGTGGATGAAGCCCTCGGCGTGGAAGGCGAAGAGGTAAGCACGGATGGTACCCAGGTGCATGCCTGTCAGTTCCGCAAGCTCACGCCCTGTACGCGGGGCCTTGATTAAAAGTGCGATGAGGTCCGCAATCTTCGGAGGGTGGTCGGTGTTGTATGGCATTACCGCTCCGCTCTCGCCGCGAGGATACGCGGAACACTTTCGTGGTTCGGAAAATGGTTGATCAACACCGTGCAACAACGGTCACACAGGTTGTCATAGTTGTGCAAGCCCTCGTGTGTATAGTGCCAGCAGCGAGGGCACTTGACGTAGTTCGGATCTTTGGCGAGAGAACGCACCACGACCGAAGGCTGCGGGTTCATGAGTTCGTGTAGGCGTTCGTCGGTCATAGCAGTGCCTCCTCACCTTGCCCACGATGGGCGCGGTCTTGCTTGGCGAACCACCGTGCGACCAGTACGCGCTCCGCGTCGGTCTTGAAGGGCCACGCCCAGCGGGCGAGTGTCAATCCTGATGGGTGCATCATTC